TGATACATGGTATAGACTAGAAAACGGTGAGTTAGTGGAAGTTGATTAACAGTTGACTGATAATACAATTAGAATTTAATTGATAATAATTACCATTTACCTGACATCAGGAAAATGGTTCAAAACGATATAGTAATGAATATTGGACTATTGGCAGTAGATAGTGATTACCCTAATCTTGCATTGATGAAGATAAGTGCATGGCACAAGGTAAAAGGTGACAATGTAGAATGGTATAATCCCCTTTGTTCATACGATAAGGTGTACATGGCGAAAGTCTTTTCCTTTACTCCTGATTACGGTTACTACATCAATGCAGATCAGGTTGAAAAAGGTGGAACCGGATATGATATTTCAAAAATACTTTCGGTAGAAATAGACCGCTTGCAACCAGATTACAGCCTGTATCCTTCTGTTGATAGCAAGACAGCTTACGGCTTTTTGACAAGAGGCTGCCCTAACAAATGCAAATGGTGTGTAGTCCCTACTAAAGAAGGCAAGATTACCCCATACATGGATATTGAAGAGATAGCCGTCAATGGTCGCGAAAACATAATCCTTATGGATAACAATGTACTTGCATCCGACTACGGTTTACAACAGATTGAAAAGATTGTCTCCATGGGAGTACGTGTAGACTTCAATCAAGGATTAGATGCTCGCTTGGTAACAGACGACATCGCCCAGTTATTGGCAAGAGTAAAGTGGATGAATCGCATACGGTTCGGCTGTGACACACCAGGACAGATTGCTGAATGTGAGCGTGCTACAGCTTTGATTGACAAGTACGGATACAAAGGCGAATACTTCTTTTATTGTATCCTGCTCAGTGACTTCAAAGAATCATTTGAACGTATCAATAATTGGCGAAATAGAGGACGTAGATTCTTGCCTCATGCACAGCCATACCGGGATTTGAATAACCCACGACAAATTATTCCTCAATGGCAAAAAGACTTGGCGAGATGGGTTGACAATAAATGGATTTTTAGAAGTTGTGAATTTAAAGACTTTACCCCGCGAAAGGGATTTGTTTGTAGTGAATATTTTTTTATCAATTAGAGTAAAATGAACAGAAATGAATGAATTAGAACAAGATAAAAGATATGTTTTTGGAGATATGATTATAGTAGCCAGTATTGACGCAAATTCTAATCCTATCTTAAAAATTAGCACAGATGCCGGAAATGTGGTTGTAATGCCATCATCCGATAATAAGATTATTGTAAAATCAACCGTGGATAAATAAAAAATTAGAAGGAGGTAATTATGGGATCATTTATAGCCCAACAGCCAAACGGCTTATATTGTAGGTTTAGTACAATTGTTGATACAGTCACGCACTACAATATGACAAAAGATGATTACATAGAATTATGCAAAGACCGATTAGGGAAGAAACGTGGAGAAGAAGAGGCTAATGATATTTTAAAAAACTATCTGCACCCTTTTAACGATGTTCTTGAGCGATTCATTCCTAATAATGATTCGGTTGAAAAGTTTAATATCCGCTTGAAAGAGATGGGATATATGGATGAGCTTAAGTTTAATGGATAATCCTCAAAACGGAACAGATTATGAATGAAGTTAGAAAGCTATATAACGATGATGGATGCGTTCTTAAAAAGGCATCTAGCAATGACTATGAATCATGGAGTTCAGCAAGAACACTTGGTCCTATGGAAAGAAGGAAAGAATACAGAAATCTATGTTATAATTTTGAATATGAGCGGGGAACTAATATCCCTCACTGTGCAAAGAAAGGTGTATGTGATGAGGATTGCGAATACATGAGAAACTTTAAAGAATAGGATATGAAACAGACAGTAGAAGAAGAGGCAAGTGCCTATCTTCATAAAATATTAGAATCAACGGATTTTGAAGTGAATTTTGAAGAGGACAATTATGATGCAGGTTCTCGTGATGCAGTATTCGATGTTACGGAAAGAGCTTTTATTGCCGGAGCCGAATGGCAGTCAAAGCAATCCCCTTGGATAAGTGTTAAGGAACGGTTGCCGGAAGAAAACAAAGAATATTTAGTCGTTCTTGACAATAGAGTGATATACGTAGCTCAATATAATAAGAATAATAAATCTTGGCTCATATATGGAACTGGATATACTTATAATGTTGTCGCTTATATGCCCATCCCGTCTTTCGATGAAATATTAGAAGCCAACAGGGATGTACTTGAACGGATTAAAGAGAAAGGAGATTGAGATATGAAATTAAGACAAGCAAAAAAGATAATGAAGAATATCCGTAGAAATGTACGCATGGAGTATTTATACGGATTAGGACGCTCGATGAAGGCAAATGCTATTTGCGTTAGACACTATGGTAGAGTGGACAAATTTACAAAGCTAATCAATCAAATAGGAGATAAAGACCCTCTATTAGCAATTAAATTAATTAGACAATATGGAAATAAAGAACGGAATAATAATAGACGGAGTGCTGCATGAATTAAAGGAAACGAAACGTAATGATTGTTCAAAATGTTCATTACGCGATTTATGTCAAAATGAATTTGGGAACGCGTGTCTATGTTGGGTTAATTTATATTCGGTATCAGATATAATAAATAATGAATTTAAGTGTCGTGGCAAAGTAACGGATATTAAAACAAAGGAGGAACAATGAAAGCAAAGTATTTTAAAAAGATAAGAAGCCAAGTGAAGTGGTATAAGGTATCATACAGAGATAATTTGTTTTTTGATTTTAGAGATGAGAAAGAGATATTGGCTAAATCTCCTGAAAATGCTTGTGTCAGATACCATAAACGTACTGGATGTTTTGTTAACAAATATAATCCTAACCATATCACACAACATAGCGAATGTCTTTCAAGGTTCAAAGTATGTATAGGTAAGAAAGTAATGTATTTCGATTAAATATGAAAGCAAGAATAAAAAGAAAAATACAAAAACGACCATTTTTATATAATGTAGGACAAGTATTTAAGGCTTGTGATTGGCTTACTAGTATTCAACGTGGAAATATGGTTTGGCGTAGGTATCGTTCATTCGGTACTATTATTAAATCAGAAAATTAAACAATGAAAGCAAGAGTAAAATCAACAGGGGTTTTGGTAGATGTAATTCCGAAAACAAATACCAATGCGTTACATAGTGGAGATAACCTATATGTATGTGATAATATGGTATTCAGAGAGTGTGAACTTGACTTTTTAAATCTTGGAAATTCAGCTATTGATTGGGAACAACGTAGGTACGAATTGGCGAAAGACATTCTTAAAGCTGTTATAGAAAACGATAATGGTATTAATTCTGAGGTAGCCGCTAAATATTCGTTGAATTGCGTTGATGCCTTGATTAAAAGGTTAAAGGAAGGTAACAATGGATGATTTGACAAAAATATTATTTTCAGTAGTTCTTATAATGCTATTCATTCAAATGGGATTGACTATAGCATACAATTGGGATGAAGAATCTATGAGGAATAAGAAACTGGAAAAGATTGTAACAAGATTTGGTGCTCTTACATTGGGTGCGATTGGCATCTCTGTAATTATTTGGTTGATAACATTTATATGGAGTGATTAATTTATCGGAGGAATAATAATGAATGAGGAAGAAATACGGAATATGATCAAGATTCAGTTGCAACATTTAAATAAAGAACAGTTGATAGACGTTTTAACTGATATTTGTATGGTAATTCCTGCGTTTAGAATGTCAAACGTTTTAAGCAGTTTACAATGTACTAATATAAGGTATGATATAGATAGGGTACAACAAGTAAATATGAATTTTGATCCATTACAATCAATATTAAAGAAGGAGGAGAATCATGGATAGTGTACAGACACAAACCTTTTCTATTAGAGGGGATGGAGGTGGTGAGGCATATATTGACTTTTGCGACGGCCAATTATGTGTTTCAGTTGTCATAGAAGATAAACAGGCAGATTTTCACTTTGACCCTGTTACGTTAGGGATGTTTGCCCATGCTTATAAATTACATTGTGAAGAGTGTAAAGAGTGTAAAGGAGAATAACCATGACCGAAGAATTTGTAACATTAGAAACAGCGAAACTGCTGAAAGAGAAAGGATTTAGGGAAGATTGTATGGCTTTTTATACAAAAGATGTTTTATTTAAGTGTAATGCCTATATAAACACAAATGTATTAAAACTCCCCGCCCCTACACAATCCATCGCCCAAAAGTGGTTACGTGAAACCAAAAACATACATGTACTCTCTATTCCACGAATAATAGAGAGTTATAATAAGATTGGAGAAGTGGTTAAGACAATAGTTGAATTTTACTATTGGGAGATATATGTCGTAGGTAGTAGTCATAAATATATTGCCCAAAATTGCTTATCTAATCAATTTAACACCTACGAGGAAGCACTTGAAGCCGGAATACAAGAAGCGTTAAAACTTATATGATTATGGAAAATATTAATTTAAACGAACTACGGGATCGAGCTTATAAGACCGCTTGCGAGCACGGTTTCCATGATAAGGAGCTGAGTAATGAACATCTTCTTTGTCTTGTCATTTCCGAGCTTATGGAAGCTGTGGAAGCGGACCGAAAAGGGAAACGTGCCGACAGGGAATCTTTTAAATCTTCTTATGAGGATGAAGAACCGCACGATAATGTCAATTTCAAGTATTGTTTTGAAAAATATATCAAAGATTCATACGAAGATGAATTAAGTGACACTGTGATTCGTTGCCTTGATCTTGCCGGACTGAAACAAATTTATCTTCCTACATTGGATAATATAGATGCACCGGGATGGGATGAAGAGGATTTCAAAGAGCCTATTCCCGAATTTGTCTATTTCTTATGTCAAGAGTTGTTAGATGAATGTTCTCCGTTAGACATAAGGATATACAACGTTATAGAGCAAATATTTGTCTATTGTCGCTTCAACTGTATAGATATTGAGTGGTTCATTGAGCAGAAGATGCGATATAATGAATTAAGACCTATGTTGAACGGAAAAAGATATTGATTATGCCACTGTTTATTTGTAGCAAATGTGGTTGTGTTGAGAATACAGCCACATCGGATTATTGGCCTGTTGTACATAAAATCTTTCCCATAGAGTATGATGCAAGCATAAAGGAGTTTGAAGGAAAACCATTGTGCTCGGAGTGTGGGAGATTGATATTTGACAGTAAAGGGGAAAATCCGCGTATGATACCGGGGAAGTGGCATGGGAAATTTCCCAAAAGACAAGCCACTGATTCTGAAAAGAGAATGGTAGATAGAAATGGTAGGTTTTAAAAAGAGAAAGGGATGCCTGCAACATCCCTTGAAAGCTACATCAACGAGCTTAAATAATTGATTGACGATGTATATCGGAAAGCGAAAGGTGGAAAAAAGAAAGTTAATCCTATGAATGAGCTTAAACTTGAATTTTAGCAATGAATTTAGGGTACTTTTAGGGTACATGAATTAAATGGTATGTTTTTTTGTTTTATTCATATTTTCCGTAACTTTGAATTGTAATGATCCCGTGTAAAGGAGCGCGGTACGTTCTTCGGACGAAAAGACTTTTATGAAAAAGAAACTTGTAATAAATAGAGAAAAATTTTGCCACTATTATATAGAAACGGGTAACGCATCAGAGGCGTATCGGAAAGCTTATCCGTGCAGTGTGAATTGGAAGGACGGAACTGTGCGCAAACGTGCGTTTGACCTTCTTAAAAATTCAGATGTGGCCTCCCGGTTGAATGAGCTTCAGGTTGAGGCTTGCGAGAGGTTTGATATGAAGAAGGATGATGTGCTTCGCTTTCTTGCAAGCGTGGTGAATGTTGATCCGATAGATCTGCTGTCCTCTGGTAAAGATACATATATGGTAAAGTCTGTTGAGAATATTCCGAAATCCGTCCGTCTATGCATACAGTCAATTAAGAACACTCAATATGGAGTGGAGATACGGCTATACAGCAAGATAGCCGCCATTACACAGATAAGCAAGATGCTTGGATGGGATGCTCCGGTAAAAAGTGATGTCAGTACTAATGTGCGCATGATAATTGGGGACGAGTGATGATAGAGATGGTATTCTCACATAAGTTGTTCAATCCTCTGTTTTGGCATATCCGTAAGGCTATGCATGATAAGAATATCAGGTACATTATAAACAGAGGTGGTTCTTCATCGGGAAAATCTGTATCTACGACACAGGCTGTGTTGTTGTCTGTATTTTCTTGCGAAGGTTCGGCTCTTGTTGTAAGAAAAGTGGGAGCTAGTCTGAGGAATACAGTGTATGAAGAGTTTAAGACCCAACTAAAGGCTCTTCAACTGAGTCAGTTCTTTGTGCCTAAGGAAAATAATATAACTTGTGTAAATGGTTGTAAAATTGACTTTACAGGGCTTGATGATCCTGAAAAAATAAAGTCTATCACTGGATATCGTTGGATAGTGATGGAAGAAGCAACCGAGTTCGAATATGAAGATTTTACTCAGATACGTTTCCGTCTTAGAGGTAAGGAAGGGTTGCAGATAATATGCAATTTTAATCCTGTATCTGAGGATTCATGGATTAAAACGAAAATTCTTGATACTTATGAATGGGACGATCTTCCAAATGAACTATATGGCGAAGTGAAAAATCCTCTTACTAAAAGTTCTTTGCCAAAGGCATACAGCACAATATTAGGGAAACGGGGTTGCAAACCTAGAATGATCGCCAATGAACGTACAGGAAAGATGGAAAAGTACCCATCGGATACAATAGAACTGCATTCGTCTTATAAAAATAATTTTTGGGTGGTTGGTTCTCCGGACGGTAAATATGGATATTATGACAGGCAGACAATATCCAATTATCAATGGTACAAGGAACATGATTACAACTATTACCGGGTATATGCGCTGGGTGAATGGGGTAGTATTAAGACGGGGGGTGAGTTTCTATATGCTTTCGATTCTAATAGGCATATTAAAACAACACGATATATCAAGGGACTTCCTGTGCATATTTCTATTGATAACAATGTTCTTCCCTATATTTCGATTTGTTTTTATCAAGTGGACGGAAGTCATATAAGGCAGTTTAATGAGATATGTGCCGGTGATCCCTTTAACACAGTAACGCATGCATCTCGGATGGCTGTTGATTATCTGCGGTCAATCAGATACAATGATATGCTGTATTTATATGGTGACGCTTCAACAAGGAATGGGAATACTATAGATGATGAAAAGAGGTCATTCCTTGACAAGTTCGTAGAAGGGCTGGAAGGTACTTACCATGTCGAAGAAAGGATACCATATTCTAATCCGTCCGTGCCCATGTCTGGTGAGTTTGTCAATTACATGCTTGATGGTGGTTCCGGAATGTGTTTTTCAGTAGATGACGGATGTAAGAATTCAGTTGTTGATTATAATAATGCCAAGAAGGATGTTAACGGTGGAATGTTGAAGACGAGAGTTAAGGATAAGGTTACGGGGCAGTCTTATGAGAAGTACGGGCACATTTGCGACTGCTTACGTTATATTACCGTATGGGTGTTTAAGGATGAATATACTCGTTTCTCCTTAAAAAGAAAACGAAGTAAAATTAAGCAGGAAAATAAAGATATGAGATATTATGATATATCTAAAAATATTCAGGGGACAAGACTTGTATATGTTCTTCCCGAATATGCCGGAAAGTTTATTATGGTTTCATGTTATGTAAATGAGCGAATATATATCGATAATGTGACATATATAAGTTCATTTGATGAAAATGTTCTTCTGTCATTTTTAGAAGGGATATCTCCTGCGGAGATCTTGTTTGAAAGTGAAAAAAATTATTTTCCTATAGCACGGGGCTTAAGGGATAGATATGATGTCAGAATCATACATAAAAATATGGGAGCAGACGCTAGGATATCTGCTTTTTTGGATTTTATCAAAAATAATGTGATGTTCCGTTCAGACTATGACAAGATACCGCAATACAATGAGTTTATGGATGGAGTATTGGACTATAATGGTTCAGATGATTGCGCTGCAATTTATTCTGTAGCAGCACTGTCTTATTACGTATCGAAAAAATATAATATATAATTGGTATATTTTTAAGATATATCAAAACTTTGGCAAAAAAATATCGGATGTTGTACAAAAAATGTTGGTCTTTTTTTAATATGGGTATTTTTAGGGTATATAAATTGGAAGTTTATTATTTTAATTTATATTAAACGAAAATAATATTTGAATTATTTGTTAATTAATAAATTAATTTGTTCCTTTGTAACAGGCAATTGCCTTCATGGTGTGAAGTTGCACCATACCCACTTTTAGAACGTGATCACTGTGGAGGCAATTGCTGTATTATAACGGCGGTTGCCTTTATTGTTGTATATGAGACACTGGTTTAAGAAACCTTCTTTAAAGAAGTCAAATAAGGATATGTATGATGAAGCCACCTATCATGGTAAGGATGATGGGGGTAATTTTATTTATGTACCTAAATGGGTAGAGAGCCTGTTTCCTGGCAATAAAGGAAATATAGATTACGATATGTCTACTGTTGAGGGGAAAGCAAGAGCCTTGCATGAATGTTGGCCGTTTGCAATGGTTCTAGATCATTGCGGAAGAATGATTCAGAACGGAAGATATTACGTGACAGATATGAACGGGAATGAAAAGAGGAGTTTTAAAGATATTGTGACTCTCTTAAATCGTCCAAATATAATACAGAGTGGGCGTTCCTTTATAAAACAGGTTGAGATATCCTTAAAATGTTTCGGATTTTGCCCTATTTATACATTGAGAGCTTTAAAATCCGACCTGCCTAAATCCATGATGGTAATACCTCCCGAATTATTTTATATGGAATCATTCGGTAAAGACCCATTTACTCAGACAGAACTTTCTTCAATTGCTAAAAGGGTATATATACGTTGGGGAGATGTAAATATAGAGCTTGGGGATGAGGAATATTTTGTCATATACGATTCAATAATGGATATTCCAAGCAATAATGGAGGGAAAATTGCCTTCCATTCCCCTGTAGACGCATTATCTTCGCATACGCGAAACTATATGGCTCAACTGATAGGGAGAGGAAATCTTATAGTTAATGGAGGTCCAAAAGGGATATTGTACGGGAATGATACGACTGATGTAGGGAATGCCGCCATTACTCCGTCTGAATCCCAAAAATTGCAGAATGATTTTAAAAGGAAATATGGCATAGTGCATAAGTTGTATGAAATCATGGTGACTCCTAAGAAACTGGGATGGATTACATTAGGATCAAATACGGAACAATTGAAGCTTCATGAGGAAGATAAGGCGTGTTTGGAGGCGATAGCTCAGACCATAGGTTTTGACGCCAATCTGATTATACAAGGAAGTACTTATGATAACTCTTCTCAGGCAAAGAAAGCGGCATATCAGGATCTTATTATTCCTGACAGTGAATGTATAACAGAGGCTTTGACTAATGCTATATGTAAGGACAGAGCAATAATCAAAATGGACTTTACTCATGTCGCTTGTCTTCAAAAGGACATGAAAGAGTTGGCGGATGCCTTGTCTACAGCCTCTAATGCTATAGCTTCATTGTATAACAACCGGCTGATTACTTTTGAGGAGGCAAGAACTGAGATGTCTAATTTTACAGATATTGATCCGGATAACCCAAAAGGGGAATTTAAAATAGAAATAAATAATGATGGAGACAAGCAAATACAAGGACAGGCTGGGAAAGCAGTATAAATCCTTATCTTTTTATGCAAAGGAGATACAATATGATTCTGGCAGCAGAACTATCAGTGGTTATGCCGCAATTTTCAATAACATTGATAAGTTCGGTGATATGCTCTTGAAAGGATGTTTCTCAAAAAGTATACAGGAGAGAGGTCCGGAAAGTTCTGCTAATGATAAGATTATCATGTTGTGGATGCATGACATGCATGAACCTATAGGACGCATTACGCTTCTGCAAGAAGATGAGAAAGGGCTTTACTTTGAAGCGTCTATTGATGATGTGGAAAGAGGGAATCAAGCGTTGAAACAGCTTGAAAGTGGAACTTTGAACCAGTTCTCTATAGGTTATAGTTATGTATGGGAAAAATGTGAATATGATAGGGAACGTGACTGTTTGGTTGTAAAGGAAGTCATTCTATATGAGATATCCGTAGTGTCCATAGGATGTAACGGGGAAACTGAATATCTTGGTCTGAAATCGGCAGAAGAATATGAAAGTGCGTTGGAATCACTTCCGGTTGAAATAAGTGATGTATGTAAAGGACTTCCAATAAGGAAGAGAGAGGAAGTTCAAACGTTAATAAGAAAAGCGATGTCACTCGCTCGATACAAGCCGGCAGGCAAGCCACTTGATGAAGAGGGAGCCGATAAAAAAATAAAAATATTTACAAAACCTTTAAAACTTAAAGAAGTATGAAATTTGACTTTTTAAGCAAAATTGATTTGTCGGGAATGGATGAGGTTTCCGTGAAGTCATTACAGGCGTTGCAGGACGCAATAAACGCTACTGTAGGTGATTTCATGAACGATACTATCGACAAAAAAACTTTTGAGGATAAATTAAATGAGGTTACTCAAAAGATAGACTCCGAAAAGGAATTGGAAACAGTGCGTAAGGAACTTGGTGAGATGAAAGAGATAATTGTTCGCATGAAGGGTGCAATGCATAAGAATGAAGATGGGGAAACGGTTTTCAAATCTGTAGACCAGCAGATTGAAGAGCAATTGAAGGATTTCATTACTGTAGGCAAACATGGAGAGAAATCCGTGGACTTGAAAACAGCTTGTAAGCAGTCTCCTGGATTCAAGAAAAGCCTTACACTTGTTATGAGCAAAAAGGATGTTGAGCCCTTGAAGAGTACAGGTGTGGCACCACATTATAACATGACAATTGATAGTCAGTTATCTGTTGATCCGCGTTCTCAGACTGTAATCCGTAAATTTGCCAATGTGGCAGCAATATCTACACGATCATTAACTTATGCGGAGTTCAATCCGGGTGAAGAAGAAGCCGAATGGGTTCCAGAAGGCGGTCTTAAGCCTATGATGAGCGGTACATTGTCAGAAGTTACTATCAATGCTGGCAAAGTGGCTCTTGGCACAAAAGTAACCGAAGAAACATTATCTGATTTACCTCAGTTGGTTGCGGAGGTTAGGGCTGAGATTATCAATCGTATTGGTTTGAAAGAAGAAGAAGGTATTCTGTCTGGTACTGGTTCTGGTGGTCAGATTAAAGGGATTGGGAGTGATATACCTACATTCTCCTTGACAACTCTGAAAGTAGATAAGCCCAACACTTATGATGTTATTGTTGGTATGTATACACAGATTGTGTCAATGTCCAATATGGCTTATCGCCCCAACCTTGTGCTCATGCATCCTCTTGACTATGCACAAATGCAGTTGACTAAGGATGTTAATGGGCAATATCTTCGTCCTTTCCGTATTGGTGATGAACTGATTCAAGGTCTGAGAGTGGAAACCAGCACTGCAATCAAACAAGGTGATATTTGGGTTGGAGATTTTAACTATCTTAACATCCGTGATGTATGGGTCCTTACCATTACACTTGGGTGGGAAAATGATGATTTCACTAAAAATATGGTGACTATCCTTGGTGAGAAACGATTGATGGTTTATATCAAAAAACAATATAAAACAGCTTTTGTCAAGGATAAGATTGCAACCGTTATTGAAGCTATAACCCCCGTCGCTGTCGGCGGATAAATTTATATATGCTATGAAGGTAAATTTGACTAAAACTTATGAGGTTGAGTTCGCAAAGGACGGAGCTTCTTATAAAAAAGGTGATAAGGTAAGTGTTAATATGTTACTTGCAGCTAAGTTCTTCCAAGATGGGCGTGTTGCCACCGTTCCTACGGAATTGATAGAGGACGCTAAGAAAATCGGTGCTGAAGACTTGTTCAATAAAAAGAAGAACCTCAAAGATATTGTGTAATGTTAGTGGATTATACTTTTTTTCAAGGAGGTATTCTTGATATTGAGGGTGCTGTATTGAATATACATACTCCCTCTGAGACTAATAAGGCGATAGTTGACAGCCTTCAAGGCTTTGTAATGCAATATGAGTCGGAATATCTGGGAAAACTCCTTGGAGAGAAGTTGTATGAGGAATTCTCATCATATATTGCCAACGAAGGGAAAACGAAGGAAAAAAGATGGGATGATCTTATAGCGCGTCTTGTCGTGAGATATAGTGATGGTGATAGTGAGGTTTCCAAATCCCCTATTGCCAACTATATATATTTTCATTATTTGAGACATAATCATGCACAGGCAACTATTACAGGTGTGAAGGCTGACGAAGATGACGGTCGTCTTGTAAGTCCAGAAAGGAAAATGATATTCGCATGGAATGACATGGTAAGAATGAATATCAGACTTGTGAGGTGGCTTAAATCAAATAAAGCGGACTATCCGGATATCGCCACCGATTTCGAATTGTTGGAAACAATTAATTCTCTTGGAATATGATAATCGATATAATATCAGATGTATGTGCTTCCTTGTCAAAAAGAATGGATCAACAGATAAATTACATATATGGTGACAGTTCTTATATAAGGGAAACACTTCTTCTTCTTGGGAAAAGCAGGGTGACAGCATTGGGAAAATTCCCAATGATAGGGCTGTATGTTCCCTTAGACGAGGAAAGGGATAGTGAGGATTATTTTTGTAAGGCATCTGTAAACATAATAATCGCTACCAATACATTGGAAAAGTATACAAATGAACAACGTCGTGAGATATCTTTTGAAGGTATTCTTCGACCTTTGTATTACAGATTCATAGAAGAGTTAAAAAAATGTGATAAATTTGATTTCGGTTACTCCGGTATTGTAAGCCATACATATTCAGAAAATTATAGTTTTGGAAGACGTGGTGCTGTTGATGTTGACGGTAAGGAAGTTGGCGAAAAGATAGATGCTATTGAAATAAAGAATTTGGATTTAACAGTTAAAAATCAGAATTGTTATGCGAACAGATATTAGAGAGTGCGGCAGCACGTCCGGATTTAATACTGGAATGAATTACTGCCCCCTGCAACCGGACAAGGTAGCAGGTGTTATATTGGTCATTCATGGCAAAAAACTGCCAAATGAACTGACTGCTGATGCTTTGGAAGAGGCTTGTCATGCTGATTATCCGGACAGAATTTATCCTATTACAGGATTTTCGGAATATGCGGTAAGCGGTGGTGAACCCAATACATCGGAAAATGGTTATGCCGGTTCGGAAATAACGGGCTATTCGGCAAGGACGGATACATTCACGTTGCATAAGTTTAATCTAGCTTTACAAGCTAATCTTGTAGCCAACAAGGATACATTGTTTGATATGTATGTTTTTGACAAGAATAATGTTATCTACGGAGAGGATGACGGAACAGACGAGCTTGCAGGATTCGATTTGTCAGGGGTTTACCCTACAGGGCAGACTTATGACTCAAGCGGACAAAAGGCTTATCTTGCGTTTAATGCAATGTATTCCGATACGGAGAAGATGATGAAAAACATGTCTGTAAAACAATCGGGTGTAAATTTGGAAAATGTTCTCAAGGGATTGAATTATGTTGAATTTGTGAAAATGACATCTTCTGAGAATACATATAAACTCGTGGATCACTATGACCGCACAGACCTTACTGCATATTATGGCGCTGTATTGTCTGAGAAGGCTTCAACAGTCGTTTCTGGTGCGTCAGCACTGGAATACAGTAACGGTGTGCTTACAGCGACAGGAGGTGCACCGGTGCTTAAATCTCCTTCTATTTTACAGGCTAATGGGGTCATTGGGATTGAACAATGGGTACAATGAGAATTAATGGAGTCACATTTATAGAGTCCGAGGTGGCCAAACTTTCATTGGATGAGTTTGTTGCTCAGAATATAGATGTATTCTGGAAGGACATTTCTAGAGAAAGGCGGAAATCAAGGCTGGTTTCCGTATATAATAGAATTATCAATAACAGTAATTTAGGAGGCGGGGGAGATTGATCCCCCGTTTTTGCTATGACATTGGAGGAATACGCGAGATGTTGGAAGAAATTGGCTGATGGCATTCAGCCAATGATAAGGGATAAGATGGAAAAGGATGCTCCTCAGTTTGAGGAATATGTACGAGAACAGCTATATAGTGGTGTTGATGGAGATGAAAATCCTTTGATCCCTGGATATACTGAGGACCCATACTTTAAAAAAACTTATGGAGAGCATTGGAAGAAAAACGCCGAACGCTATAAAAATTGGAAGACAAAGATACAGAAACCGAAACCTTCATATCTGGGTTTTTCTGCAAGAGGGAACAATACTCCAAACCTTATCATACGTGGAGATTTTTATAGTTCCATCACGGCAATACCAATATCAAATGGTATAAGGATTGCCAGCTATGGCGTTTCTTTTGGTTCTGATATTGAGAAGAAATATGGCTATAAAATTTTCAAGGTAAGCTCCAAAGCAAGGAGGCATTATGTTACGTACAGGCTTATGCCCTCTATTGAGAAATTTATAAGGAGGTGCGAACTATGAAAAACTGCTTGTGCCAAGGAAATAAGTCAATGAGGGAGGTGGAACATATGCGTTCAATCGCAGAGAAGGCTGCTATTATGGATGAATGTGTTTATATATTATACAAGGTTGGAGATGTGTATAAATTCTGTCGTGAAGGTGAAAACTGGTCAGGCGAGTTTATTGAATTCATATTTCCGTGAAATGATAGCGGACATCCGGAAGGATTACCGCTATCTATGTAAAGGACGGATCTACAAAAGATCGTTTTCTCCTTTTTCAATATTGGCTCTTATTTGCCTTAGAAGCAAGAATGATCCTTCCATCTTGTAATTTCCTAAATTTTGTTTCGCCTGCATGATGCAGCTTTCGATAGTGAGGACTAAATCTGGAGTGAACGCAGATTTGTTAATTTGCATTGTTTTGGGAAGTTGGTTAGCATGATCATTAAACCATGCAATCATTTCATTCAATTCTTCCTCTGTGTAACTTTGTTTTTTTTCAGCCATATTATATTCCCATGATTAATGATGCTTATATCTAAAAACAGTTCGTTTGTTACAAATGTTTTGTGCAAAAAAAGACATTTATTTTTTAATTGAAAAACAAAACTATCAATTATGTTATAATTTAGATTTTGTCTAAATTGTGAATGTGATATTTAATAATTGCGTTACTATATATTACTATGCGTTACTTAGTATTACTATTAATTGATATTGTCTTTTGTTTAATATTCATACCATTGTATAAGATAAAAACATCATTTACCTTTGTATCTGTAACATGTGCAAAGCGTTACTTGATGTTGATTAAATATTCTCCTATTGGAGTTTATATATGACTGTTCCGTAGTAGCTTGCACCTATTACGGAACTTTCTTTTTATACGATTCCAAGCGTGGATAGTATAAGGGAGGAAAGCAGGAGTGAATAATGGCACAATGAGGTTCGATTCCCCACCTGCTACAATCAGTCAAAATAAATCCCCGAAGGCGGAAGTGACTGAGCCGCCAACGGGGAACAATATTAATCTTATATCGCAAAGATATGGAAAATTTTAATAAGTTAGTACCTATTGATGGGGAAAATGGCGAAAAAAGAACAATAAGTTCACTGCAAATTGCAGAAATTACAGGTAAGGCATATTGTGGCGTGTTGAAAGTCATTAGAAAGATGGATATTATGTGTGTGAAAATAACAATGAAAAATATATTTTCATTATTTGTTTGTTTGAAAAAATGTTGTAACTTTGCAGTGCGACAGTTTTATTATCATATTCGGATTGGGAATTTTTTATGCCCGATATTGAAGTATTGCTTAAAATATAAGCAGAGGTTTCTCCGTACATATTCGCCCCAAAGCCGATATGGAACTGTCGCAAGTTGGAGAAATTCTCTGCTTTCTTTATTTATTAACTTTTAATTTTCATTATTATGCGACAGTTGAATGAAAATCAAATCTTCCAATACAACGGAAGTCCTATTACCTTTCAGAAAGGCGATAGTGTTATGGTAAATGCCACAGAAATGGCAAAGCCGTTTGGTAAATTAGTAGGGGATTGGCTTAGATTGAAAGCTACTACCGAGTTCACAGAAGCACTTTCAGCCGATATGCATATTCCCATATCGGCACTAATTCAAGTAGTTAAAGGTGGTAATAACGAACAAGGCACATGGCTTCACGAAGATGTTGCATTGGAATTTGCCCGTTGGTTATCTCCATCATTCGCTATATGGTGTAATAAGCGTATCAAAGAGTTGCTTCAATACGGCATGACCGCCACACAGCCAACACTTGAACAAATGATTAATAATCCAGACTTGGTTATCAGTCTGGCTACACAGTTAAAGAGCGAACGGGAGGAAAAACAGCGTCTTGAACACCAGAACGCATTACAAGAAGAACAGCTACGCCAAGCAGCCCCGAAAGTAGAATACTGCAACAAGGTCCTTTCCTCCAAAGGCTATCTTACCGTTAACATGATAGCTTCCTGCATCGGTATATCTGACATCAAGCTAAACAAACTCCTTTGCCAATGGGGAATACAATATAAGGAAAGCGGAGTGTACTATCTCTATTCCAAATACCGGGATAAAGGATATACGGTGCATCGGCCGCACGCATATACCGACAGCCTAGGTAATATCAAGACCAGACAACATATGTACTGGACGGAGGCAGGGAAAAGGTTCATACTTGAACTATACAATTCTAAGGTAGCAGCCTAAATATAACATTATCAGTAACTTGTTTATCCGGGTAACACTCGGATAGCCCAAACTATACCCAAAATTATGATAGAGATAACAATAGTATTTGTTTGCCTGTACCTAAGCTACAGGCTTACGAGGAAGCCCGAAGATAGCTTCTTCTATAAGAACTAATATTATTTTGCCACATATATAAAGAAGCGTAAATGCTGTATGGAGGTTTACCAACGTTCACATTTATGATACCCTACCGTCAATCTGGGCGGTAGGGTGGAGTATTTACGCCCGTTAACGTTGTGATTCGCAACATAATTTAAAAGACTATGAAAACAATAGATAAACTTGAAATTATACTTCAAAAAATGGAAGAACAAAATAATAGACTTGAACAGATATACGGCAAACATCTCAAACTGATTGTATGCACTGGGAAAAGAAGTGAGAAGGTGAAATTTAAACATAAAGATTGAAACGCTATGTTTGTAATTTATTTAGACAATATTCTAAATTACAAACAAATATGTCGTAATGTTTTGAATTGTGTTTTAGTTTATATTACTTTGCTGAAAATAACCAAATTATTATAACTATATGAAAAAAGTATTATTCTTAATGATTGTTTCATTATTCAGTCTGAATCTTAGTGCTCAAGTAATGAGAGCAGAAGAATTGGAAAAATATGCGAAGGAAAACTATGGTGATAAGTGGGTGGAAGCGGCCGAAAATTTAGGCTCTTCATTGGTATTAGATAAGAATCAGAGTTTGACCTATGAGCAAATAATTGATTGTGGGGAACAGACTAAAGAGCAGCTATATATTACTTTAAACCATTGGTTTGCGGAATCTTTTAACGATGCGAACTCAGTAATTAAATTGAATGATAAGGATGCGGGAGTAATTATTGCTAAAGGATTTGTGGGAGGAATCGCTCAACATATTGGAGGAATGACAGCTTATAATGTTAACATCCACCCTGTTATAAAAGTTGATATTAAAGATAAAAAAATTCGTGTTACATATACGCTTCAATATTATGAGGTTGAGCAGAACATCGGAGGTGGATGGATGGGAGCTTTTTCTGCTGGTACAACAGGACAGCCTGCGGACACGACAAAGAAAATAGAAAAATGGGGTATAGAAACATGTTATCCTTTCAGTCCCAAGGATCAGCATAAGGCAAAGAAAACATCATCTAAAGCATTGATTATGGCTCATGCATATTCCAATGTTATTATGGATAAAATAGAAGAAGCAGTGAAGAATGGTCTTGTAGGCAATGAAAATGATGATTGGTAATTTAAATAAATTATTTTTCACGGGGAGAAGTTTTTGCTTCTCCCTTTTTTATTCCCTTATCTTCATAATATCAATAAAATCACTATCTTTGCTCTTAGAAGGTGCATGAAGTCATGCATCACCCAAAACTTACGAAAAGACTATGGCAGGAGCAGAATTTAAAATTACTGATGCGATTGATCCTAACATCGTTAAGAAGTTGAATGAGATAAGGATTAATATTCAAACCACATCTTCCGAATATGCGAATTTCACAAAACAATTAAGTGAGGGCATAAATTTTAAGCCGGGTAATCTAAAAGAATACCAGTCTAAGGTTGACAGTTATAATGCTACAATAACCAAATTATATGCTTCTCAAAATAGATTGTCTGAATTACAGACTAGTCAATTAAAGTTATTGACTGATATTTCCCGTAAGATAGAGCTTCTTACCAAACCATTGAATACATTGGCAGATAAGATAACGGAAGTGAAAATAAATCTGAGAGGCGCTTCCGAAGACTTGAAAAACGTGTCACAGGATGCGGAAACTGCTTCTGTTTCATTCCAAGAGGCATCCAAGAAAATATCCATGACTGCTGCTGATTTTGATTCAATCCGTCAGACGGTAAAGGCTTTTGATGCACAAGCTTCCGAATTGAACAGTAGATTAAGTGATAACAAAGAAACAATTTCAGCCTTAAGAACATCTCTGAGGGAATTATCGAAGGAGTATAAGACAGGTTCTATCAGCGAAGAGGAGTACAAGTCCAAAAGAGATGCTACGGTGTCCCAGTTACGCACGCTGACAGAGCAGAATAAACAGTATTCGGCGATATTGAGAAATCATACACAGGTAGCGATAGCCACAACAGGAAGCTATAACGAGATGAAGGCTTCAATGCTTCAACTGGAAAAAGAATATTATAACCTTTCACAAGCTGCACGTGAGGGGGCAAAAGGTATGGATATCTTGAACAATATCGGTAAGCTGAATCAAAAACTAAAGGATATAGATGCACAGATGGGCAATTACCAACGTAATGTGGGTAATTATGCTTCGGGTTGGAATGGGCTTAATGTTTCCATACAACAGATTGCGAGAGAACTTCCAGCTTTGTCTGTTAGTGCCAATACTTTCTTTCTTGCCATATCTAATAACCTTCCTATGTTTGTTGATGAGTTAAAGAAAGCGAGAATTGAATATGAGTTGGCTAAAAAATCAAATCAAACAGCTATACCCGTATTTAAGCAGGTATTGAGTTCCCTTCTTAGTTGGCAGACAGCTTTAGTTGTTGGGATAACTCTTTTATCGAGTTATGGAGGTGAGATAACCAAATGGGTGGGTAGCCTGTTTGATGCAAGAAAAGAAATTGATTATCTAAAACAGTTTCAGGAGGATTTGAATAAAGCTCAAAAAGAAGGTGTGAAAAATTCCCAAGATGAAGCTGTTAAATTGGATATATTATATAGGGCGGCTGTCAATTTGAATAAACCTATGGGAGAACGGAAAAAAGCCGTTGAGGAACTGAAAAAGCAATATCCTTCATATTTTAAAAACATAAGTGATGAAAATATTCTTGCAGGTAAAGCGGCTGATAGTTATCAAAGGTTATCTAATGCCATATTAGCTTCGGCTAAAGCTAGAGCTGTGCAAGATCGTCTTGTGGAACAGGCTAAGCAAAAATTGGATTTGGAAGAAAAATTAGCAGATCTTGAGAGCAAAAGAGAAAAAGCGGAGGCAAGGAAACGGAGAGAAGAGGCTACTTTAGCAAAAATTCCTACAAGTGCAGGAGAGGGATATGATTTTCAAGCACGGCTTGTATCTAAAGCGCAAAGCAAAGTAGAATCTTTGGATAAAGAAATAGGCTCTTTGTTAAATCATCTATATCAAGTAGATAAGGCTAGTAGAGATATGGCAAGATCTATTAATATTGGAGATGTTACATTTGATCCTCATTCTGTCGATAAAGCCGCAAATGATCTAGCACAATATATAGAGGATCTTAGGAATAAAATGGCTGACTTGTCCGTTTCTCTTATAGAGGATGAGCACCAGCGTAATCTTGCTGCCATAGAGAAAGAATATAAAGACCAGATAGCAGTTATAAAGGGATATTCTGAGGAAGAGAACAAACTCCGGGAAATGTTGGTTCAAGAGAGAAAGCAGAAGGTAGCGAAAGAGAATGAGGAATATGCTAAGAAGTTGGCAGAGGCCGAAGAAAAAAGGATCGAGGAAAAGAAAAAGTATACCGATGAGATGCTAAGACTGGAAGAAGAACAATCATCTCTCCGTATAGCAGCTACAAGTACTGGATATAAGGAGCTTGAAAACATTATAACACAAAATTATTCAAAAGGGCTGATGTCGCGAAAAGAATATGATGAAGCCATGCGTGAATTGGAGAAGCAAGCCGCAAACGAGCAATTGCAGATACAGATAGATGCTACTGAAAAAATGATCGAGATAGCGGAAGCATCGGGCGTGGTAAGCAAGCAACAGATTGAAATGCTGAGAGAATCCATAAAGGCAATGGAAGCAGAGATAGGTTCCATAAATGCGGATGATCAGGTGAAAAAAGCGGAAGAGCAACAGGATATTACACGAAGGAATTTTGAAGCGTTGAAAGGTTATTCTTCTGCATTGAAAGATCTTGCATCGGATATCGATAGTCCGTTTGCCGGTATATTTGACGGGATGGATAAGGGATTCAGTATTATGTCTGATAAGATATCGGGTGTTTGGAAAGAACTTACAGACGGTGAGAAGATGGAAAGAACCACCGAGATGTGGGCTTCTATGGTTAGTGGAATTGGTGAAATGATATCATCCATTTATGATCGCCAGATTGAGGCTGTTGAGGCTGAACAGGAAGCGAATGAGAAAGCTGGTGAAGAGGAAATTTCCCGTATAGAGGCTTTAGAAGAAAAAGGGGCTATAACAACAGAAGAAGCCGAAGCGCGTAAACGTGCGGCGGAAGATAAAACGGCACAAAAGAATGCCGAATTGGAGAAGAAAAAAGCTGCATTAAGAACAAAACAAGCAAAGTTTGAGAAAGCTACCAGTATAGCTGAAGCGGCTATACAGATAGCAGGTGGTATTTTGCAGACGATAAAACAATTGGGTTTCCCTGCTGCAATACCTATGATAGCTGCTCTAGGTGCTATGGGGGCGATACAGCTTGCTACTATTATAGCGACTCCTATTCCAAAATACGCCAAGGGTACTGATTCGCATAAAGGCGGATTGGCTGTAGTGGGTGATGGTGGCGTTTCCGAAACGATCGTTACAGATAAAGGGGCGTATATTACTCCGTCTGTCCCTACTTTGGTTGACATCCCTAAAGGTGCGAAGGTTATACCTTATGCTGTGGATATGGACAGGATAAAGGCTCATGCAAATGATTTTGATGGTCTTATGGCATATAGAAGCGAAAACAATCTTCCTCCTGTATCAATAGTTAATGATTATAGCGAACTGGAGAAAAAGATAGGGCATCTGGAGAAATCACAGCAGATAGGATTTGCAAAATTAGCCAAGGCGATAAGAGAAAACAATTATCAGCAATTTTCAAAAAGTATATGATTATGAGGTATACAAGTGACATATATGAACTTCCTTTGTCCGTTTTTATAGAGATCTATACCAATGATAGCAATACTATCGAATTTGACAGTGAGGACAAAGGGGCCGCATCGGCAAAAATTATCAATGACTATATAGAAATTGTTGGGAGCAAACAGTTATCCTCTGAGATATTGAATTGTAATGAACGTATGAATCTCGCAATGACCGTGGAGTGCATGAAGGCATGTGAGAACATGATGAAGTTGAAAATGTATGATGAGGTGCGTGATATTCTGATGAAGATAGGTTATTCGTGCAAGAAAGGTGATGTAATGGTCATGAATGCTAGAATATCCGCGTTAAAATCCCGTGCACAATATGATTTGGACAAGATAAGTAAGGAAAAGAATGAGGAACCGAAGGAGAAGCCTACAAAACGAGGGTTTATAAATGAAGTTGTCGCTATTGGAAAATATAATAAGATGCATATCAATCTGAAAGAATGGACCGCCGGATCTTACGCCTGTCTTGTTAGGCAGACATGCGATGAAATCGATGAGTTAAACCGCAAGAGGAAGTGATTTGAAGGCTAGTTTGTGCGGTTTTGTTAAATTTACTTTTTTGTCTATATGATGCATTTTTTTAAGTAATTTAGTGGCAGAAAATAAATGAGGACATTGGTGGAACTCTGTCTGCGTAAGATATTAAGCCGTCGGTCATTTGGTGTAGAGTTCCACAATATTGCATCATTTGGTTGGCGGCTTTCCTTTTTCCCGTGTAAAGGAGCACGGTACGAAAATTGTATGGATGGAATTCAGATTTTCAAGAATGAATCGTTCGGTGAAGTAAGAGTAGCCGGAACAAGTGAAGAACCTTTGTTTTGTGCAAAGGACGTAGCAACTGCATTGGGATATTCTGATACAGCTGATGCAATACAAAGACATTGCAAATCAGGCAAAAAGGTGTTTTGCCCACATGGAAACGGAATTGGTGGAACTAATATGGTATATATTCCAGAAAAGGATGTATATCGGTTAATAATGAGAAGTAATCTTCCTAATGCCGAACAGTTTCAGGATTGGGTATGTGATGAAGTTCTTCCTTCTATCCGTAAGCATGGCATATATGCTACCGATAATGTTATAGACCAGATACTGAATAATCCGGATTTTGGTATTGAACTTCTCACTAAGCTAAAAGAAGAACGGTCAGCACGCATTGAAGCCAAGAAACAGGTAACTATTCTTACACATGTAAATAAGACCTATACATGTACGGAAGTAGCAAAAGAACTAGGCTTTAAATCCGCAATCGAGCTAAATAAACGATTAAAGGATCTTGGAGTACAGTACAAGGTTAACCAGACATGGGTCCCATACACTAAATATTCTACTCTTGGCTGGTTTGATATAAAGCAAGAGGTTGCTGACAATGGGCATATTATCTACCATAGAAAGATTACCGGAATTGGTAGGCAAGGTATAATCAATCTTATTAATCCTAGCTGATATAAGCTAAATAGATAGATTTATTTTTAAAGGGTGTACCGAAATCCGGTGCCCGTGCTTGAATAAAATTCCTTGGTCACTCATAATAAATAAAATATAAATGTTCTACCGATGTGAATTATTGATTGACGGTCTGAGGTACAGGGTTACTGATGATCTTGAGAATTGGGACGAGGTGAAGGCTAGTTTCAAGAGAAATGACTATGACGGTGTTATCCGTACCTTTTCCAACAAATTTTCTTTTGCTGGGGATGCTAGAAGATTGCTGTTAAAACAATATGATGAAGATTATCTGAATGCTTCTGCTTCAATAATAATAAGTACAAGAAATAACAGTTGGTTGTATAATGAACGGTTTAGTTGCGCTCTCAATTTCTCTACATTACAGGATAATGGTAGTATCTTACAGATAAATGCCGTGGATGATAGCGTGGCGTCCATGATAAAGGCTAAAAGGGGAACCCAATATGAATATCCTGTTGAAGAGGTGAAAAGCCCCATTCCTCTTGTCTATGACGGGCTTGAACTTTTTTGCACTGCGGAATGGATAATAACCGGGTCCCGTTATGATACGGAGAATGATGAGGGCCTTTATCTTGCGTTTAATGATTCTACCAAGCCTTCATATATAACTATTTATATCAAGTCTTCTGATGCGCTTATAAACAGGGGGTCATTTTTTGATGACGTGAGTGATACATCTCCTTTAAATGTTGATTCAGACGGTAATATTACAGATTTGCAAAAAGACCAGCTTCCGTTTTTTGAGAATATAGAGGGAGGTGTTTCTGTAACACTTGACATCTATGCGGAATTCAAGGTAAGATGGCTTGATACGAATGGAAAGGTCAGTCTTGCTAAAAGAAGCAACGGGAAACTTGTATATATAAAGGAAGTTTCTCTTGCAGGAACTTCATTCACTGCTTTTGAATATAACGGTACAGTAAGTCTTCATGAGGGAGATGCATTGTTCCTTTTGTTCAGATCCGACAGGGCATATAATGAATTGCAGGTCAATGAGGATAATATAAAGATACATGCATCATGGAAAAACAGAATAAATCCTGTTGAGATGGATGTTGTAAATCCCGGCACGTTGCTCAACAGACTACTCAAAAGCATTAACGGGGGAAAAGACGGATTGACGGGGGTAATAGAAAGCATGGGTGACGGAAGGCTTGATAATTGTATGCTCTTGGCGGCTGAATCAGCTCGTAAGATTCCGGGAGCCAAAATATATACATCCTTCACCAAATTTGCAAGTTGGATGAGTTATGTGTTCGGATACGCTTATGACATATCCGGCAATACGATAACTTTCCGGCACAGAGGCAAATACTTCTCGGATGATGTTGTCAAAAAAATAGATGATTTATCCGATTACGAGATGAAGGTTAATTCCGCATTGGTGTATTCGCGCATACGGATAGGCTTTGACAAACAGGATTACGACACGGCTAATGGTAAGGATGAGTTTCGTTTTACGAATGAATATACCACAGGCGTGACCATGACGGACAATAGCCTTGAAATGATATCTCCATACCGTGCGGACGCATACGGCATAGAGTTCCTTGCTGACAAGATAGGTGAAGATACTACAGACAACGAAAGTGACACTGATTTATTTATGGTAGGGGTGAAATCTGATTCGTCTGGACTTAAGTATATATTAAACAGGGATTATCTTATGGGTGGCGTTCTCAGCCCTGACACAATGTTCAATGCCATGTTTTCTCCTTCTTCTATGGTTTTGGCCAATGAAGCATATATCGGTTCATCTGTTGAGATGCTTACTTTTGCGTCTTCAGATGGTAATAGTGATGTGGGTATTGATGGAATGGGGGAAAGCAGGGATATAATTCTTTCAAAAAGGATGTTTACTGTGGCGGAAGTAGAATTTGAAACTTCGGATGTAGAGCTTCCGGAAGATCTTACAGGAATTGTTGAATTTGAACACCAAGGCAAGGTTATACAGGGATATTATCAGCAGGCTGATTACAATTTCACAAAATCACAAAGTTCAAAGGTAACTTTGATTGTGAAAAATTCTAATTCTTTATAAAGATTCAAATTTTAATTGTTATATTTGCAATGAAAGCTTGTGAAGTCGCAAGCTGCTAGAAACTAACGAAAAGACCATGATATCAATCGGAGATGTTTGCCCGTTATTCTTCAAACCGCTGAAATATAAATATTCAAATGCAGGATGTTTCAGACAAGTATTTTCCTTGTCAGACAACATTTTGCTGCAAATTTTCTGCGATAACGGTGAAATACCTTTGGCTTCTTTGAATGATAAGATTGGCAATATCTCCTCGTCAATAGCACTGCTCACTTATGATGTTAATGAAAGCGTTAAGATGTATTATGCCTCATTATCTCCTTCGGAGGGGATATATACAGTAACTATAGGCGATAAGGAATGTGAGGAATTCTGTGTGTGTGAGAATATAGGTGATTCTATATTGATTGAATATTCCCATAAGGATAATAATTCTGCATTTGATAATATATTCTGGATTGATGATGTTCAGCAGATGTTTCAGTTCAGAATAATAGGAGGATTCAAACCGGATGGGGTGGACTTAAAAGTTGAGAACGAACAGTTCGTGAACCAGAAGCAGGAGATAATAGAAATGTATTCTCTTCCTTATAAGACATTTGATTTTGTATTTGGGACAAGTCGTGGTGTTCCGTATTATATAGCGGAGTTCATAAATAAGTTACTTTGCCTTTCTCACGTTAACATAGACGGTAATTTGTATGTACGGGAAGGGGATTCTGTCCCGGAAAAGCTTGATACAATAGGTAAAAAACAGATGTTTATATATAAAGTGACTTTACGCCCTAGAGAAAACGATATTGCTGGGATCGGAGGCAAAACTGAGATCGCAACTTCTTCTTCAGGTATAGCATTTTTGCTAACTAATCCTGAAGAGGACGATGTGTTAAAATACAAGAAGGCGCAAGCTGCTTTTGTTAATGAAAATTATGTGTAATCATGGCTAGAAATCATCCTATAAAGATATTGTGGTACGGTTCGGAAACGGATGCAGAAGGAAATCCGATTATACCGAAAATATCCCCATCATTTGAAAAGCGATTGGAAGGGTTGAATGAGGGTGAGATATACATACATAATGATGATAAGAATCCTTCTATTTACATAAGGACCAATAAAGACCGGGTTGTTGCCATATCGGGAAGTGCAAATATAGAGGAACTTTCCAAATACTTCCTTCGTAAAGATAAAGAAGATATCGCCAATGAGCTGATCACGTTCCTGAAAGGTCTTTTGATTGGTAAGAACGGTAGTGGAATTACTGTACTTGAGAACGGTATGTCACAGGCTGTTGTTGATTATCTGTATGTCAAGGTCAAAGCCGTTTTTGACGAGCTTGAAGTAAAGAAGAAGACGTATGTAGGTGGTGAGCAGGTGATTTCCCATGCAGGTATGAAATGCAACCGTGTGGATGAGTTGGATGATGTCTACCGTTGTTATTTCAAGGAAGAGGAAGACGGAATTGAGATAGAGAACCAGTTTACTCCGGGATCTCTCGCCATCGCACAGGAGTGCAATATCAAGACTGGCGTTTCGCATCATGTCGGCAACCGCTATTACTGGCGGTTGGTCACAGCAGTAGGTGAGAATTATATAGACCTGTCCAAGACCGTGTGTGATCCTAATGTCGAGAATGATGTTCCGGTGGCAGGTGATGATATCGTGGGATTAGGCCATAAGACTGATATCACCAGACAGGCGGCGATAATTCTCTCTTCGGTGAACGAAGTTTCTCCGTCCATCATCATGTATCAGGGTATTAATGATTTTACCTTGACCGGGAAAGATGTCATTTCTTTTGATTTTGACAGGTCTACCGGCAAGGCCCGGATGAAGGTGTACGGAGATACGTATATTGGCGACAAGGACCGGACCACTTACATGGAATACACTCAGGATAAAGGTGTTGATATCAAGGGTATGTTCCATATCGAAAAAGGCTCCACCGGATGGAAGAATATGGAAGGCTTGCCGGATGAGATACAGGTGGCCGCAGATCTTGCCCAAGAGGCCAAGGATGCGATAGACAATGCGGCTGTCGGAAGTGTCAATCTGTTGCGCAATTCCGGGTTTACTGGAGATTACGAAACGGAGGACCTGTCTGCCGCTACCGAGCTATCGGCGGATACCGAACTTTTTAGCAAGCAACTGGAATATTGGACGGGAGTGGCTACCGTATCTGCGGACAGTGATGCCGGCTCCGGGTACTCTGCCGCAATCGATAGTTTGTCCCAGTCCGTATCATTGATTAAAGGAGAAAGTTATGTTATCAGTTATAAAGCAAAGGGTACGTCTGTGTCTGTTTCGTGCGGTTCTTTCAGTGTTTCTCAACCTCTCACATCCTCTTATCAGAGATATACCCATAAGATCACCTTCAATGGCAGTGGTATATTTCTTATCAGTGGTACCGCAACCGTTTGTGACCTTCAGTTAGAGCGTGGAACCATCGCTACTGACTGGAAGCCTTCAATTCTTGACAATGACAAGGCAACAGCCGGTTTCCAGTCAATCAATTATATCGCGAGCGCAATCAAGGATGGATCTGTGGATATCCTTGGTGGTTTGATACTTGCCAATATGATCCAACTGGGTAATTACAAGAATGGCAAGTTACAGAAGGTCACAGCCGGAGTTAGCGGCATATACAATGACGATGATGATGTGGCATTCTGGGCAGGAGGAAAACTTGAACAGGCGATTCTGACCGTAATGAGGTTCCGTAATAACCCCGATTACCAGCCTACGGATGCGGAATGGGCGAACATGGCGAACTTTGTTGCGACTCATGGCGGTGATGTGTTTTTGAGAGGATATATCTATGCTCTAGGTGGTAAGTTCAGAGGGGAAGTCAATGCGGAAAGCGGAATCTTTAAAAATGTAAAGTCACCTAACGGCAATTTTAAAATTGATGAGGATGGCAATATCTGGATAAAAGGAGAGGGAGAGTTTAGTGGTACTGTCAATGTCATATCATCCAATGGTTACAAGATCGTAATATCCCCTGAGGATGAGTATTTCGTACCGTCTATCAGAATGTATGATTATAATGGAGAAGAACTGTTCAGTATCTCCCTACAGTACGGACTTGGAGGGATGATTCCCAGTATTTCCATGTTCGATCCTTCTAGCAGTGATAGATTATATTTCCGCCCGGATAGTATGGTCGCGGAGCAAAAAGGAAGTGACGGTTATATATATCAGACCCAGATAATGGGAGGACGCATAATTATGGTTAAAGGTTCTGAGATTGTATGGGATCAGAACATGTTGCCCAAATAAAGTGAAGTGATATGGAACTGAATACTATTAACAAAACGGGAACTTGGAGTGAGGCGGCAGACCGTCTTAACAACAACTTTAGCAAGACTTCCACCGAAGTGGAGAAGGTCAAGCAGAACGGTATCCGCAACAAGGGGTTGTTCTCTACTCTTGAATCACTGAAAGCGGCTGTTCCATCTCCAATTGTAGGTGACTGGGCTGTTGTGGGTGACACCATACCGGGTCCTATATATCAATGCAAAACAAAGGGAACATGGAGTGCCACTGGCACGACAGGAGGTGGCGGAAGTGTTGACTTGAACGGATACCTGACAGCCGAGGAGATAGACGATGTAACATCAATATTATAGTTATGAGAATCAATTATCAGTCCGATTTTAAGATCATAGAGAAGAACTTGAACGGGGATGTGAATACTCCTTTCCGGTTCACTTACTTCAATCCATTCAAGGGAAAGTTCATAGCCTCCTTTGACGGGCATGAGTATGTGGGTTGCAGCCGCATGGAAGACGGCAACCTGCTTGTCGCTTTTGACAACCCCTGTTTTTCTCCCGGTATGCTGAAGGTCAAACGTGAATACTTCATATCCGATTCCGACTTTCAGGATGGCATCTGCAACCTTGTTTCCGTTGAAGATACAGGAATCGTACTGACTACCGGGAAAACCGATGAAAGCACGGTGGAAATAACATCTTATCCCGATTATGCCGCATATAATTCGATTCAGGCGTTCCCATTGTCGGATAATGAATATGAAGATGTGCTGAGTGATTTTGTACCTCCTTTGCCACCGGAAGAGGAAGAAGAAACAGTTACTAATCTAAAAATATAGGAGATTTATTATGGCAAAAATATATAAGCTGACCAAGGGTGGCCAAACCATTTACCCGGCTACCACAACCGATGCGGTGGTTAACCCGAATGGTCGCAAGAGCCTGACTACGGAAATATCCGAAATAGGTGCTAGAATATCAGGGAAAAAAGAATACTCTGTCGGAAAAAATATTATAAATCCA